GCATTCAGGCCGAGGACGTATGATACCCTGCTTTCGCTTCGTAACAGAGCGATTGCGTGGTGCAAAGAGTTCAGGTTGGCTAGCCAAGGCGTGCCTGTAACTCTTGCACTGACCGTAGCAATGGCGTTCCGCATGTCGGCTTCCGAGCGGGACGCACTCGATGTGTTAAGGGATCCATTCACTTCGCAAGATATGGATGATTCAATAGCGTTAGCATCGGGTAAGCCATTTGAGACGGTTAGGTGGTCGCTTAGGGGATGGATGCAAGGGCGCCATACCCTGGGAGCTGGGCTCGGTCGTGTGTTGGGACGCTTCAGCAACCCTCGGGTTGCCATTCCTCTCCCTCCCAAGAAGTGAGGGGGCCCCGTCATGGCTTCTGCAGTCTGTTCTGGTGGTGGGTTGGACTTAGCTTGGCTAGGTACAATTCAGCTAAAGAATGGATGCCGCATTCGGAAGATCCCAGATTGGGTTCATGAGGAGAAGCGTGGTGTGTTTAGGGTGTTGTCGCTGACCGCCAACGACAATGCGACCACAACCGTTGCGGATTCTTGTTTCTGCAACGAAGTACGCGGTGTCGTAAACCGTGTGCTTGCTATCGTTCCAACCCCTGAAGTTGGAGCGCTGAAAGTGCTCAAGCGTGCAGCCGGGATGATAAGGCGTGAGTTATCCCGCAAGATGCAGCAGCTGGACGTGGGGGCACCTTTAAGTCGTGACGAGGTAATTTCGGCCTACACTGGTATCAAGAAGCAGAAGTACCAAAGTGCATCTGAACTTCTTGACCGCGAGGGGATGGATTTTATTAGGGATGTCAAGGTGACCGGGTTCATCAAAGCAGAAAAGAGTTTGGTGGATGGACCAGGCGACATCAAGGATCCTCGGGTTATTCAGTTTAGGACTCCGAAATACACGCTCGAACTCATGAGGTATCTGAAGCAAGTGGAGAAGGCACTCTACGCGCTGAAGTCACCTCGTGAATTCGGATTAAAGCAATCGTCACGGATAGTTGCGAAGGGTTTAAATCAGCGGGCTCGAGGCGAGGCGCTACGTCGCAAGTGCGCGCAATTTCGTAATGTAGCCATCATTGCGTTAGATGCAAGCCGTTGGGACAAGCACGTTAGCTATGAAGCCCTTGAAGTTGAACACAGTGTCTATGAAGCTCTCTTCCCAGGTGATGAGTGGTTAAGGAAACTATTGAAACAGCAGCTCGTAAACAAATGCTCCATGTTTGGCGGCCTGCAGTATACCTGCCGTGGCGGGCGCATGTCTGGAGATGCGAATACTGCATTAGGTAACTGCCTGATGATGATTGTATGCGTCGTTGCTGCTTGCATAGTTTTAAAGCTCCTAAAGTACGACATCTTTGATGACGGAGATGATTGTCTATTACTTATGGAGCGGGAAGAGTGGACTGACGGACTCCGTGCGAGGCTGATAGGTGCTTTCAGAACTTTCGGGTTTGTTTTAAAGGTGGAATCGGTTGCGTATGCACTTGAAGATGTGACGCACTGTCAGACGAGACCAACCTATGTGTCCAATTATGATGACGGTCCCCGCCAGCCAGGTGTGGACAGGAGTCTAGGACTTTTCCG